CCCTGCTGCATAGCTGCGCACACAGTCTGCAACCTTTTCTCGGTTGACCATTGCCACGCTCATACCGTATGCATCAAGAAATGCGGCTTGTTCTTTCGGTGTCATGGTTCGGCCTCCTTCAGTTTTTACGGGCTTCTGCGCGGCCTTGTTCAATCAGGCGGCGGGCTTCTGGTTTGTCGGTGATGTGTTCGCTCTCGATCATGGCGCGAAGGGTCTCCCCTGCTTTGCGGCCTCTCTCAAAATCAAATCCGGCTTGGATATATTGGGCTTCGGTGTGTTGCATTGTGCGGCCTCTCTCAAAATAGGTTTGTTTGTGCGCCAGTGGTGCGCGGCTGGTTGTTGGTGTGGGCCAGCGTGAAGGCTTCAGCCTCGGCGGCTTGGTGCGGGTCATGCATGGCTGCGCGCGTCATTGCGCGGGCTTGTTCCTCGAGTCGGTCGGCGTCCTTCTCATGCTGGTGCATCGATGCGGTGGAATTGTTCAGAAAGTCGCGGGACTGTGCGCGGTGCCACTGTGCGCGAATCCAAATAGCGGCGGCTTGGGTGTCTGGTAATTGGTGCATGTCGGCCTCTTTAAATGTTGGTGTGGCGTGCGGGGATGCGCTTTGCGTTTCCCTGCTGGTGGCCGCGTCTGACTTGGGCCACGTCCCCATAAAATTCGATTTGGTCGATTGCGTCTGCATAGGCTGCGGCGGCGTCATCCTCGTGAATGTAAAAAGTGCGGCGGGTTGGCTGCTGGTAGTGGGTGATTTCTAAAAAGTGTATGCGGGTCGGTGTCATGGTTCAGGCTTTCGGTTTGTTTATTGGTAGTGCTTGCACATCACGCTAATAAAATCACTGTCGTGGATTATTTGAAAATCGGTAAATTGGCTGGATTTGTAGCTGTGCGGCATGGTCCAAAATTTCTGCATGTATAGCGGCGCGTGCACGTCAACTTGCGCGGTGTCGGTCTCGGCGTCTCTAATAATTTCCACGGATACATCTAGACCAAATTTAGTTCTGTGTTGCATGGCTTAGGCTTTCACAATGGGGATAATGCGGCGCGCGCGGGTGTCGGTGGCCTTTGCTCGCATGCCATGGGCACGAAAACCCACGATTGTTTTGCGGTCGGCCTTTTGGCATAACTGGCATATTGCGCAAGTCATGTAATCGCGCGTCTGTGCTGGGCAAACGGTGATTGGGCGCCCTGCTGGTGTTGTGCTGTGTGTTGGTGTGTCCATGGGGACAATACAAACCACGGGGCCAGCGTCCAGTTCGGCTAGGGTGTCGGCTTCTCCTGCATCGTCTGCGGATAAATTAATGGTGAATTGCCACTGATTGGCGTGTCTAATCCACTTAATGGCTTCTGGGCTCTTTTTGTGGCTGTACGTGAAACCACGGCGGCCACGGTTGGCGGCGACAATTTCACCCAGCGCCACGGCGTCCACGGTTTCACCTTCGCCCCACAAGTCACCGGCCACGGCGTGGCGCCATAATTGCCCCTCGGGCAGTTCTCGGATAAATGCGGCCAGCTCGGACACGGTGGCGCCCTTGTCGGCCCTGTTCCACGCTAGGGCGGTGTGGTATCCCTCGGCATAGCATGTCGTGCGGTAATGCGCGCAGCTGGGCGGGCACGTCTCGCGCTGGTTGTATGTTGTCGGGATGGGGCCAGTCTTGCTGTTGCTTGATTTTTTGATAATGAGGGTGCGCACGGTTTATTCTCCTAAGTGTTTTTTGATGATGGGCTCTAGCTGCTCGCGTAGCTGGTGAAAGTTGGCCTCGGTGAGTGCAGCTAAAAATGCGGCGGTGATTGCGTCACCTTGCCACATAAGGCGCATGGCCAATTTTTCACCCAAGATCTCGGGCGTGTCGTCTGGGTGTGGTGTGATGTTCATGGTGTGCCTTTTAAAGTTGGTTCCAGCTGTGAAAGAGTCGGGCCTCGTGGCCATGGTGGCGGCAGTGGTTGCAAAATGTTGCGCGGTATCCGTCCACGTCTTCCCCTTGCCATTGGGCGGGGTCCCCACATTCATGGCCGTAATTGCTGGGCTCTGCGTTCTGGCATTTGTGGCCGTCTTCGTCTTCTGCATCGATTGCCGCTTGGTGGCGGTTTAGTTGGGTGGCGAAATATGCGTCTAGTCCTTGCATGGTTTAACCTTTAAAAATTGAAACAATTAATCGGTCGGTCGGTATTCCTGAGCGTTTCGCGATGATCTGGGCCTGCAGTAATTCGTTAACACCACGGACCAGAGAATCGAGGTCACGCGCCCAGCGGTTGGCTCCTCCTGTGAAGTCCTTCGTGTGCTGGGCGGTGCGGTACATCAGGCCCAGCGTCCCGCAAGGTTCCGTGTTGACGTATACGTGAACACCTTCAAGGGAAATAAACCCGCTACAGCCGCGCTTGTCTGCGTTCACGCGGATATTTTTCAGGGCCACGCTATGGGCGGGCGAGAATCGGTTTTTTAATTTGGTGGACAAAATTAGCATGGTGGCCTCTTAGCTGGTTTTTTTGGCGCTGATTCGGACCACGGCGAAGGGTGCACCTTCTTTCGTGTGGGCGGTGATTAACTGGCGGCTCGGTTTAAGGTGCTGGGCGATTGCTTGCCAGTCGATAGCTGTGCGGGCGGTGATGCTGACGGCTGCGCGGTGCTCGGTCCCTTCGATGATGTCGGGGCCAGCTGCGGCCAGTACGGCTTTTAATTCGTCCTCTTGCGCTTTGAGTGCGGCCAGCTTGGCTTTGATATAGGCCAGCTGGTCAACGGTGGCGGCCAGCATGGCGGCGGTGTCGGTGTTCGTGTTCATGGCGTGGTCTCCTTGGGTTATACGGGGCAAAGATCAAAAAAGTGGCGGTGGCCGTCTTCGTCTTGAATGTAGGCGGGGGCGGTGGCATCGTCTATGCGGTCGGCGACTTCTTCGCTAATCTGGTCCGGTCCTTCGGTGCTGCCGATATAGGCCGCGTCCTGTGGTGGGTGGCTGATACGTTTCATGGTTTAGGCTCCTTGGTGGTTTAAAAAACTGGCCACGATCTGGCCACGGCTGACAATGACGGCTGACGGGTAACAGTTGGCCCAGTCTTGGGCGGCTTCGCGTGTGAGGGTGTAGTGCGTGGCTGATTCAAGGCGCAGATATTCCCCTGTGCCGATGGTTTGGAAACCCCAACGGCGGGACAATTCACGGGTGACGGCTGCGCGGGTGATGCGGTAGAGGGTGCGGGCGGTTTTCATGGTTTAGGCTCCTTGGATTTTGTCGGCTTGGTCGATTAACCATGCGCTGTCGGTCACGGGAAAGTCTGAGCAGTCGATCTCACCGGCAAAGTGGTGCGGCGGGTTGCTGTCGCTGTGAAGTTCTGAAATTCTGAATTGCTGGCCATACGCTAGGACAATTTGAGCGTGGGCGATAACGGCATTTGCTGCGGTGGCTCGGGCGTGCTCGGTGCGTCCGGTCTGCTTGTTGGTCATGGTGAATTCATACTGTCGCATGGTGGGGTTCTCCTTTGATTAGTAAATGTTCCGGCCGATTTCGGCGTTTAAGTCGCGCCCTGAGCTTTCCCAGTGGCATGCGGCGGCGTTGATTAGGTGGCCATGAAAGCGGGACCAATAACCCAGCATGGCGTCATCGTTTAATTCTGGCGGCATATTCTCGGAGGCGTCACTTTCGGCGTTTGCGGTCAAAAGGCTGTCAATGGCTCGAAGTTCTTCGAATAACTGGTTGACGGCTTGGCGGTGTGCGCTACGCTGGCCCAGCACCGCATCGGCTTGTTGTTCTGTAATGTCGTTGCTATAGGCCAGCTGCCATACCAGTGTTGTCTCTGGTAGTGACTTCAGCCACTTTGCTAGTTGCTTGGGTGTGAGTTTTTTGGTCATGTTGTCTGGTCCTGTAAATCAAGGGACCTTGAATATATCCACATAAGTGCACGTTTTCTTACGTGAAACTTACAAGGCATCAAATAATCACTATGGGAAACCCTTAGTTTGTTGGTCTTTGGGTTGTTTGTTGGGTTAATCGCGCGGGAAAGTTAGTCGCGGGTGAGAGCGAAGCGAAACGGTTCTGGGTGTGCTCTATACGTAGGAGAGGATAGAACACTCGTTCATCGTCTCGAGTCTTTCCCTGCTGCCTTCTCACTATCGTTTCGGGCCCCTTGCGGGGTTTTAGCTTGTTCCTATAGAATCCGGTCCATGGATACAACAAAGCTATCGCGTAAACAAATCAGGCAAGGGCTAGAACAAGTCCCATTCGTCGACGTCATGGGTGCAGCCGTCAACAGCAAGCTCACCCCGAAACAAAAGGTGTTCGCCATGGAATTAGCAAAGGGTGAGAAGGGTGCAGCCGCCTACCGTAAAGCGTTCAACAGTAAGGGCAAACCCAAAACGCAAGCGGCTGAGGCTTACAAGCTGCGCACGCGCCCAGATATCGCACAGATCACCGAGGCTTATTCACTGGCTTTAGAGGGTCAGAGATACCAAACCCCTGCCGCCTTGAGAGCTTTAGTTATCGAATCCCTCGTATCAGTAATCATTGATCCTGAAGCTAATCACTCGCAAGTCGTGGCGGCTGCGAAGGTGCTGGGCACTGTGACTGAAGTGGCTGCGTTCACTGAGCGTAAAGAAGTGACGACCATTACTAGCAGTGACGATGCGCGCGCCAAGGTCATGCGCCAGCTCCGCGAGATGATGAAAGAGGATGCGACGGACGCCGTGGAAATCGAGGCCCAGTCCCTTGTCGATGAGCTGCGGGCGCCAATCGCGACCCCCACCACCCCGAATGAGCCGTTGGAGTCCCTTATACCTATACATACTATCCCACTCAAACAATCCCCTTCCGAACTCAACCCCCTACCCCCCAACAAATCAGCGCCACCCTCAGCTAATCCCTCTACAGAAACACCCCCCGGTGATGTTTTGTAACTAAATGGGGTGGGGTAGTATAAAAAAATGAGAACTAATGGGAGGGAGGAACCCTATTAAAAGGGTTCGATGCCATGAAAAAAGTGTTGATTAACTACAAGATGACTCCCAAGAAAAGGGATAAGACTGAACAGCAGTGTATGGAGATGAATATGAGTCCGGCACAAAGAGAAGTATTTTTGATTGTGGATGAGTGGTGGAAGAAATTTGGGTTTAGCCCAAGCATTCGTGATATTGCGAACCAGCGTGGGAAGATGGGATTGGGAAATACGATCAGGCTTGTGGATAAGCTGGTGGATCTGGGTGTGTTTAAGAAGCTAGATGGCTGTGGGAGAACAGTACGGCCGGTGTACATAAACTTTAGGAACCTAGAGTGACCGTAAAAAATAAAAAGTCGGCTCCGCAAGAGTTCTCTGAGCTGGATAAGCTGATGGCTACTCTGGCTCCTAGTGAGCAGGAGCAGTTATTGGCTGACGTCGAGGCTTACCGTAAAGCGCTTGAGCGGGAAAAGTGCCAAGACAGCTTCATGGCCTACGTAAAAAAGATGTGGCCGGGGTTTATTCATGGGCGCCACCATGCTTTACTGGCCAAGAAGTTTGAGGACGTGGCTGCCGGCAAGATTAAACGGCTGGCGATCTCGCTTCCACCGCGACATACCAAGTCTGAGTTTGGCTCGTACCTGTTTCCCTCGTGGTTTCTGGGCAAATTCCCCGGAAAAAAGGTGATGCAGGCGTCTAACACTGGCGAACTGGCCGTGGGTTTTGGCCGTAAGGTGCGTAACTTGGTGATGTCTGAGCAATATGCCGAGATTTTTCCTGACGTTTCACTGCGTCAAGACTCGAAAGCTGCTGGCCGATGGTCGACTAACCACGATGGCGAGTATTTTGCGATCGGTGTAGGCGGTACGATGACCGGTCGAGGCGCCGACATTGTGATTATTGACGACCCACACACTGAAGGTGAGGCTGCTTTGGCTGCCCATGACCCCAGCGTGTACGACAGATCCTATGAGTGGTACACATCTGGCCCACGTCAGCGTCTCCAGCCGGGCGGGGCAATTATTATTGTGATGAC